GTGGCCCTCTCGCTCACCAGGATTTGGAACAGGGAGGCGCGTACCATGCAACAAAGGCTTTATTGGCTGGACTACGATGCCGTAGCACTCGCAGTGCTGGTTATCGGAATGGGTATGATTGCACTGCTCACATTGATCATTTGACCTCCCAGAACCCCGCCAGGCGCGTTGCGTCAGTAGGTTTTCTTGTCGGTGACAGGCTGGGCGGAAAGCGTTGCCTCCCGATTGGCCCCGACACTTTCTCCAAATTCAAACGGGGCCGGGAGGATCGCACGCCCCAGGTCGACCCCGCGTTCCCCGAATACGGCTAGGCCGACGTTTTCGGCAAACCCGTGCTGCGACGACGGCGACCAAAACGTGGCCGTCAATTGCTTGCGAAACGGGCGCTTCTTTCGCTCGTCGTAGCTTTCGCTCATGCCCAACCTCGACCGCCGTCGCCCGTATATGCCGGCCCACTCGCAAGTCCCGGCGCATCACCGCCGCCACCGGGCCACCCGCCATTGATGTCAGGATGATCACCAAAACATGTACGCGGCACCGAGACGACAACCGGAGGAACGAACGCCGTAACCTCATACGCACCCTGTTCAACCGCAAACAGCGCCGCCATCGCCAGCGCAATCACAACGTCGATCTTGTGCGACGTCTTTTCTTTTGTGAGCTGCAAACCACGCGGCGTCTCCTTGGCAACGGTGCGCGATACCGCTAGCCGCATCAGATCGTCCGGATAAACGACAATGCGCCCACCCTTGACCAACTCGTGCAACATCGATCCCATGGCGGTGAGATTTGGCACCGACTGCGGGAACTCGCGCATCGGAACGTTGGCCGTCTGCAATCGCTGCGCCACCGCTTGCATTTGCCACGGATCGAAGACCACGGTGCGCACACCAAAGCGCCTGCAATAGTCTTTGATGGTGGCTTCGATCGTCGCTTCGAAGTCGAGCGGCTGATTGGCCGTAGGCCGAAATATCTTGTGCGCGAGAAGCCGCACTTTCTGCAGCTTGTTGTCGAACGTCACGGCAACGATCGCAGTCGTGTCGCTCTTCGTCGAAGCGTCAACCGCGATCCATGCCGGTATCGTCTTGTCCGCCAGCACCGGCTGCAACGCAGGATCAACGCACGCATCCCACCATTCGAGATCGACGAACGTGTTCTCAGTGGTGACGAACTTATTCTCGATCATGCGCAGGAATTGATTAGGCCGAAGCGAACGGCGCATCTGTTCGATCCATTGCGGCGTCTGCCACGGCGCGATCGGCTCGTGCGACCAGAACATGAGAAGACCATTACCAGCATTCAAATACGGGCCGACCTCCGGCTGCTCTAGGCCGCGCTTGCACAACTCTTCAAGCAGCACGCTCTCACCCTCGAAGCCAGCGTAGGTGACGGTGAGGCGGCATGCGATTTTGCGCGTCGGTGGCGGGATCAATTCGTCCCACAAACGACGCGAGCGCTCTGACGTGTAGGCCCACAATTCGTCGAAGACTGAAACTACCGGGTTGCCGCCGGCTGCACCGGCGTAGTCGCTAGGGATCGCAACAAACGTCGCACCGATCCCGGGAAATATGATCTTGTCGGCCGTGAACTTGGCTTCGGCCTTGAGCAGCGGTGAACACTCAATGATCCTGCGGATCGCCTCGAAGACGCGACCTTGCGCTTGATCGAAGTCGTTTGCCGCGCAAATCACCTCGGGAAAGCGGCCACCGAACAAGAGCGCAATCGTCAACGCGTGCAGGGCGGCGAACGCCGTTTTGCCCGACTTCTTCGGCGCAGCGAAGAGCTGCTCCGGATACAACAACTTGCCATGACGATCGGTCTTGAACGCATGCTTGAGAAAGCGCCTCTCAGCCGGCAGCAACCGATATGGCTTACCAGTCTCGGGATCATGCAGGGCCTCTTCGACGAACAGGGTAGGCCGAGCGCGCCAGCGCTTGAATGTAGCAGCGTCAAGCATGCGGATTGGCCCTCAACGCCTCGCTGAAGCTAGGCCCGACTAGCCGGCTTCTGCGCTCGATGCCGATAGTCTCAAGGTGCCGACGCAAGCTATTGGCCGTGCGCTGGTACAGATCGAGTTGATCGGCCGTTGCCTCACCGGCCGTGGCGAAGACGGCCTCGAGCCTCTCGAGCTCGACGGTAAGGGTGGCGCAACGACGAACGATCGAATGCTCGGCTTCGGACACACTATCGGCGCCGCCTAAGTCGGACAGGTGCGCCGCAATCACGTCCTTGCACCGGCGAATCCAAGCCGAACGGCCGTCGACGCCAGGAAGCAGCGCCGATCCGTTTGTGATCCGGCTGCGCTGCGGATTCTTCAGGTGGCCGACCGTGGGACGATCAGAGGGTGAGTTTTCGAGCATTTCGAGACCCTATCTAAGCCCCAAATCCGTTTGACAAGCGGATATCATATCTGCCCGCTACCATTTATTACCAATTAGTTCAAGGCATTAGCATTGCATGTCGCAGCCATGTCGCGCCCACGCCCGCCCCAGCTCAGGCCTCGAGGTGGCAGAAATGGCCGGAAAATGGGGGTTTGAAAAAGGTGGAAGGCGGCGGCGGCACGTCCGCGGCGCACCGAGGTTGCAGCCGCTCCCTCAATGCGCGAACTCTGCCAAAGATTTTGAACAGTATCTTCGCTCGTCGCTGGGCATCGCCCGGAAGAACATCATCAACCTTTTTGATTCCGATGCTGCTGCTTCGGACCAACTAGATCGGATCGAGGATTGGCTCGCCCAAAACGCATCAGTACCGTCCGGCGGCTCGCCCACCGATCTAGTAGTCTACTACACGGGCCACGGCGGATTTTCTCGCAACGATCAGTCTTATTTTTTGGCGATTCATAAGACACGAGAGGGGTCGGAAGGCGCGACGAGCATACGCTATGTCGATCTCGCGTCTTGCATCAAGCGCCACGCCGACACTCTCCGGAAATATCTGATCCTCGACTGCTGCTTCGCTGCGGCGGCAGTTGTCAAGACACAAGCTGATATCAGCCAGGTGGTGATGCAGCGTGTGGAGGATGAGCTGCCGCCGTCGGGAACAGCGGTGCTTTGCTCGTCGGCTGCAAAGCTTGTATCGATCGCGCCGCCGGGCGAGCAGTATACGATGTTCTCAGGTGCGCTGCTTGAATGCTTGCGCGTAGGAGTCCCCAAAGGACCGCAGGCTCTGACGCTGGAGGACGTCGGAAAGGCAGCGCGACTGATCATCCAGAACAAGTATCCAAACGACTCCGTCAGACCTGAACTTCATGTGCCGGAGCAGGCCCGCGGAAATCCAGCGAAAGTGCCACTGTTTCCCAATCTGCTCTGGAAGGATGAACCGGCAGGCGAACAGATAACTGGAACTACAACCGTTCGCGCGCCAGAACACTGGCTCGCAACGGCGCTGCGCGCGCCATACGCGAGAATGATGATCGGAATCCTTTGCGGTTTGTTCAGCAGTCTGGCCTGCGCCTTCATACGCTATCCATTTGGGCTGGCAGGATCGCGTGCCGGGGACTACGACATTGCTCCAATAGCACCAGCGCTGTTGCTGGCCGGAGGCGTTATGGTTGTTGTCAATGCGCTGTCCGGCCTCAGGTGGAAGTCAAACGCGTTGATTTTATTGGTGACGTATCTGGCATGGGTGATGGCATGGCTGACCGTATTCTACGCGATGTGGCTAGTGCCCAGGCTTGCGCTCCCGGCCGATCCGATGCTTGTCGTCAGTTCAGGCTTCGCCGGATATATCGGATCGTTTCTGCTCAGTGTCGCTTTGGCAACCATTTTGCGAAGAAAAAGCTCGGTCGATCGCCAAACGTTGCGCACAGTATCGAGGACATCTGTCGCGTTTGGTTTATTAGGGGTGATTGCGGCTAGCCCGACCGCTGTCCTGAATGTCCTGAGTACCGAACTGTTTTCGCTGACCTTTCTGCTCTGCCTGTTCGTGCCCTGGCAAGGCTCGTACGTTTCAACCCTCAGGCTGGTGGATGGTCGCGAAGACGACTCACCGACGCGCAATCAATACCTCTTCTGGCTTGCTGGCTCGGCGGTTTTGGCGCTTTCGCTTACGCCAAGCGCAATTCGAATGCCTTTGAACGAATTGGCGGGGCCTCTACCACCGCCGATCACTTTAAATGTCCTGACCGCAACGAGTGTGCCGACAAAGACCAAGGAGCGGCACGTGACGGTCAGGTACCAAATAACAAAGAATATCTCGGAGCAAGCCTCCTGCGGTGTCGAGCTGAGGTCCCGCGGCACCACTTATCAGAGTCAAAACATGGCTTCCACGATGGAAAAACAGATTGAGAGGTCGTCGGAATTTACGGTACCGACAGAAACCCTGGATGAGCCAAAGATTCGCCTGATCTGCTCGGTTTTCCACCCAGTCAATCTAATCAAGATAGACTACTCGACGCCGTGGGAAGACTTGGATGTGACCGCCGGAGGGTAGTTTTGTGGTTTTGACGGAAGGCACGGCGCGATGAACCCGGCCGGCAAGGTACGCTGGCAACATGTGAACAACGACTGCTTTGGCTAAAAATCGAGCAATTTGTGACAGCGATCACAGTGAAGGCAAGGCATAGCGTTTATTATACAGCGTCCCACGGAATGGGGGAGACCTATGGCTAAGATCATCCTCTACGTTGTCGCTGCTCTTGTTGTCACAGTTGGTGCGCTCACCATCACAGGTGCAGGAGACGATGGGTCTAGCACGCCTACCATGACCACGCTTCCGTTGCAGTACTAGAAGCGTGTTCTTCCCAACTGTCAGCGCCAGTGGTCTTTACCACTGGCGCTTGTTTTTCTGCCCTTACGGAGTGTTTGAGGGCGGCCGTACAGGCACGAGCGCGATGAATGAACCTAAAACGGGCCAGATCGGCTCATTTCGGCTCAGCCGTTTGCCAATATCAAAATAATTTTGAGCTTGATGTCGCTGCGCAATTTGGGTTGCGCTTTGACAGCTTTTGACGAACTGTTGACAGATCGGTTGCGCCAAAAGGGGCGCCCTCTCATATACGACGCGCTATGCGGTGGGGCTCGAAATACGGAGATCGAAATGAGCGAAAGCGAGCGAAGGCGCCAACTTGGCTGTTATGGCGAAATGATTACCCTCGAAACCCTTGAGCAGATGGGATACAGCCGCTGCAGACACCTTGGGGGCACTAATCCGTGCTTCGACGTCGAAGCGTACAAGGACGGGCAGAAATTCCTCTTTTCTGTTAAGACCCGAAACCACACCACCTGTACGGGCGCCACCAAGAATGATGACTACAACTTGCACTGTAACGGGAAGCCGGGTGACCCGATGGCGCAGGTGCGTGCTGCCGAAGAAATCGCGCGCAGCCAACATGCAATTTCGGTGTATGCCGCCGTTACAGTTGATGCCCCGCACCAGCGCTACGACATTCGTATCGGCCGTATCGACAATCTGCCGAACAAGAGATACATCCCCATGAGCCTCAAGGCGAGGCGCGAACGCGACAAAATCATCGCAGAGAATGAGTTTGACTCAAGGATAAGGCCGGAATGGTCAAACGTACCCGCCGCAGCTTGAGCTTGACCGCGTAATGCGCGACGGCCAAGGGCGACGCAAATGCCGCCCTTTTTCATGTTTACAACAGGGCGTTTGGTACTGGTGGTACCGGTCCCAACCAGTACCTGTATTATCTCTCTACGAATTGTTTTCCATACAGAAGTTACAAAGTACCGGTACCACCGGTACCACCGGTACCAAGCCTTATTTTTCGGGCACTTCTACCGGTCCCAAAAAATCAGGCGCACCGGTACCACCGGTACCAAATTTCTCATGAGATCACGTGGGATCACGTAGCCGGCCGCGTATATCCCTTGGCCTGGGCTTTACTGTTTCGTATGGGTTTAGGTCCGTCCCATCCAAGCCGGCGCATGCATCGTCCTAGCTGCTTGTTATCGCGGTCCGTAAGCCTGCTCTTGTGGACGCCTAGCACGAGCTCGAACAGATCGCGACTGAATGTGCGCTCTTCGCCCTGCTCGACCGTTCCTTGGACGTCGCACAAGAGGTCGTCCCACGGGTCCGATTCTTCGCGCGCTTCTTGCTCAACACGGGCTGATCCCCAAAGCTCACGCCTCAGTACAATCGACGCGCCCTCGCGTTCTTGCTGTACCGCCTCGGCCCAGAGCTGATCGCGATCGCGCTTCAGAGCTTCAATGTCGATCGTCGTCGTCCGTATCGGCCAGAATCGGCGGTCGGCGGTCTTCAGATATTGGTCATCGTTTGTGGTAGCGAACAGGACACAGCGTCTCGGCTGGTCGACGCGCGTGCGGCCGTATGCTGGTCGTGCTCGGTCGTGGGTCCGTGATGCGAAGGCCTTGAGGTGTTCGACCTCTGTTTTGCGGATGTTGGACAGTTCGGCGATCTCGAAGAGCCACACGCCGGCCAGTAACTCCTGTTGCTCACGGTCTCTTGCGCCGAGGATTGTCTGGTCGGAGAAGTTCTCAACCCCGGCCAAAGTCTCGATCGCCTTGCTCTTCTGCGTTCCCATCGGGCCCTCGAGCACGATGATTGGGTCGAATTTGATGCCGGGATGTCGCACGCGCCGGACCGCAGCGACCAGCGCGAGGCGACCGAATTCGCGATTGAGCTCAGTGTCGTCGGCGCCCAAGTAGGTGATGATCCAGCGCTCGAGGCGAGGCACGCCGTCCCAGTGCAGCGCGTCGAGATAATCGCGCACCGGATCGAATCGATTCTCGAGGCATATCTGGATAACGCCGTCGAGTACGTGTCCGGGGTTAGGCTCGAATCCGTATGCTCTGAGAATCCGTAGGGACAGCATCAGGGCGCAGTGATCTAGGCTGGCGATCTTTTTGTATTTGCCTCCCTCGACCAACCAACGGTCGTGGAATTCGTCGTAGCGAAAGCTTATTCCGAGCATCCGGAGCGCGCGCCGGGTATTTGTCCGCGTTGGTTTTGGGTTGCCGTTCCTGTCCGTTGAGTCCCAGACCGCCGGCTCGTCTGGCTCCTGATCGCCTACGCCGCCGGCAGCGGGCGGGACCGTGTGCTCGCCGAGCCACTTCTCGTATGAGCGCTCCACCTCGGTACGCAGGCGTTTTTCGCCAACATACCTGCGCGCAATGCCATCGGGGTATCGCGCTAGTTCGGCGACGATCTCATCGACCGACATGCGCTTGGCCGCAAGGTGCCAGACGCACGCCTGGAAGAGTTCACTGCGCTTTCCCTCCGGTGCGCCATTACGGATCACGTCATCGAAGTCGATCGACGAAGATTGCTGCCCGGGTTGCTGGCCGGCGTCGTTGAAGTCGAATCCGCTCCGACGTGCGCGCGCGCCGTCGTAATACGCCTTGATCTTCTCGAGGAGGTCGACCGGCTCGAGTTCTTTGACGTCACCAACCTGCGCACCGGTCACGGTGATATAGCGCTCACAGTTCCGGTAGATCTCGATTGCCGCCCCTTTGCGCGCATCCTTGATCGACCACAGCCTTATAGGGTCGCCATGTTGCCGGATCGTTATTCTTCGCGGGCGTGCTCGGGCTGGTCGCGACGTACGGCGGCTTGGTCCATTTGCCGCGCCGGAGCTCCCAGCGCCAAAGAACCCAGTGATCGAGCGCGGTCAGCGGCGTCAACGCGGCCGGGAGGTGAGCGAGGTCGTTTTTGAGCGCGCGTGGTTTCTTCATTGGCGTCGGCCTAACCGTATGTAGATCGCGTGTAGCCACTTGCCCTGCTTTTCGCTGGGCTCTCTTCGTTCCGTCCAGCGCACCATGTCCTCGATGAATTCACGCTCGCGCGGATAAAGACGACTGCTGCTGATTTGCTTCTCGCAATACAGCGCCATCTCGTGCCAGGACTTCGTGCCGTCGACGCTGTTGAAGCCCGTATCGACCGCAGCGTCGTTCTTTCCGGCCTCGACGCCGGCGTCGTAAATCTTTTGCATCTCCGCCTTGGACAGCTTGCCGCCGCCTTTGACGCGTGCCGCAAGCTCATGGATGTCGGCACCGGTGCCGTCTAATGTGCGCTTGATCGCGCGCGCCGCGGCGATCACTTCTCCGTCCTTGTCGGACGTGAGGAGCTTGAGCAGCTTCTCGAGCCTTTCTTCGGCGCCGGGGTCGATCATTATCGCCAGCATCTTTCGCGATGGCCGCATAGGTTGCAGCGCCAATCGTTCGGATCGTCGTAGGCACGCGGCAACAACTCACCGGCCTGTGTTGCCTTAATGATTTGAGTTGCACGCGCCGTGACCGCCTCGGCCCGCTCGGCGTGGAATGGGATAAGGATGTGCAGACGTTCGCACGTGTCCGCGTTTGTCACGGAGAAGATCGCGGGATGCGAATCAACGCCAAGGTAAAGTTGATAGAGAGCCACTTGCGCCACGTACTGCGGATGGCCCTTCGCTAAGCCGTCGCGCTCTATCGATTTCCAACTTTTGGCGTTGAGCGCCTTATGTTCCCAGAGGCATGGATATGTAACATCCGAAATCTCGGGGCCGGAAATGAAGATTCCGTCGGCATGGCCACGCAGCCATCCGTCGAGCGCCTCGAACTCGAGCCGGTCCTTCTCGGCGAATTGGAATCCGGCCTTCTTAAAATGCTCTCTCGTTTGGTCTTCGAAGAAGTGGCCGCGCGCGAAGATGTCTCGCGTTCGGGACGAATGCCTGGGATCACACAGCCAATCGTACTGGACCTTACGCAGACACGGCTTCCCGACCGCAGACGCGCCGAGATAGTTGCGCGTCTTCTCAGGGTCGACATGTGCATCGAGTAGTGCGTTGATCGCGATGCTGGCGGGCGTGGCGGAAAGTTCAGCGCGGTTAAAGTCAAGCATCGTCGTATTTCCTCAAAATGGAAGCGGGTCGTCCCAAGGCTCGCCTTCGGCCATCGCTGTGCCGTCTGGCGATTTGCGTGTGATCACGTTCTCGCCCAAGTCACGCGCGTGTATTGGCTTGGCGATCAGCGTGTAGGCGTGGCCGAGGACTTCGATCATCTCGTCGCGTGAGAACTTGGCGAGCGGGCGGTCCCAATCGACCTCTGGTCTGGCGAGCTCCGGCAGAATCGCGGCGATTGCGCCGGCATCCCACGGATCGGGATCGAGATCGGTGTCCCGGATGTTCTTCTCGGCATCGAGTCCGTTCGATGTCGCCTGCGTGGCGCGCTCACTGACCCATCCGAATAATCCTGAACTGAAGATCCACCCCCATTCGGTATCGGATAGCCGCCCGACCGGCGTGTTAGGATTTACCGCGCCGCCGCTGACGACGGCGCGGATCTTCTTGATGGCAGCGGCGGTTGCCTGTCGCTGCCATGCGTCTTCGATCGCGCTTGCCGTGGGCAAGCGGACTTTGGTTCGCCGGCTCATTTCGCCCAATCCGGTTTTTTGATCTCTTTGGGCGACGATGACGACGACGGAACGTCCGCCGCCGCGTCTGCCGGAGATACGGGTTGGGGCGGTGGTTGCTCTACCGGCTGCCAGTCTTTGTCATCCGGTCTGATCACCCGACCGAGGATGTTCTTCGCCCGGTATCCGTTCTTCTCTGGCTCGATTTCTATCTTTGCCAGGAAGCGCAGACCGTTGAGCTCGTGAAGCCCTTCGATCTGGCGAGCAGCCTTCGCCGTTTCGGACACGTCTGCTCGCCGGATACCGCGTGCCGATTCCAGGATGGCCTTGATTATGCCCTGGTTTCTTTCGGCCATTTGTTTCTGATTGTCGGTCGTTCCGGAGAAGAGCAGGAACATCCAGAGCTTGCGTTTAGCGAACTTTCCCGAAACGAGCGTGAGCTCGAGATCGAGGCCCTCCGCATCGCCGGCTTTGGTCCTTTTCAAAATTCCGTCCTCGCCAGCGTCGCCAGGACGGATCTTGATTTCCACGACGGCAACCGTGCCGGCGGGAACGAGATCAAAGTCGTTTGGATCGGGAGCTTTACTGAAGTCGAACATGTGATTTCCTTTCATTTCGACTGGGCGGCTGGGGGGAGGTCGAGATCGCCGCTGGATCTCGTAAGCTTGTCGAGGAGTTTGCCGAGATGCGGCTGCTCGATCTGCTCGAGACGACCGCTCCGATCTTTTGCGGGATACATCCAGGGATTCGGCGAGGTGCAGACGAAGGCGCGCGTCAGCACGCCGTCGCCGAAGTCGACGAAGTTCATGGTCACGAGCTCGTCGACGATGGCGGGAAGCTCGCGTCCGGTGCGGGAGCCTTCCAGCTGTAGTCGGTGCTCGGTTCGATTGAATTCGTCGGTGACGGTCTCGAGGATTCCGAGGAACACGACGTTGACCGCGCGCGCTTGCTGCAGATGCATCAGCCACGCGCACATCTCTCTCGCGTGCAAACCATAGGCGCCGCGGAGATCGCGCTTGCCGCTGCGCCCGGAAAACGCCTCCGCCTGCTGACTCGACCAGCCGAAGCACAAGCGGCCGGCGGCGGTGATGCTGTCGATGAAGAAGGTCTTGTACTGGGCAAGCCGCCCCGAATCGCCGAATGCGTCGATAACGGCGTCGAGGTGTTGTTCGGAATAGACCGCGTCGGCCGGCACAGCGGGTGAAGCGCCAGCCAGATAGACGGCAAGGTCACGACATTCAGGCCACGTCCGCGGGCGGAAAGTATCGATTGCGAGATCCGCCACCGCCAAGTCGCCGGCCTCGATGTCGGCGAACAACGTCGTCGCCGGGTCGAGCCCGCGCAAAAGCGTGGTCTTGCCGACGCCGGTTGGGCCGAGGATTAACGCTTTCGCTCCGCGCGGCGCTGTGTCATGCGCCGACGCTGGAATGATCTTGCTCATGCGGCGGCCTCGTCGGAGATGAAGCCGATCTCATCCTTGAAAGTCCGGACCAGGCGCCATCGCAGCTCGTCTACGTCGTGTTCAAATTCACGGCGCGCGTCCGCGAGCAGCAGGTCGGCCTCGGCAATCGACATGTTCCGGAAGTGCGGGTTTCGGCGGAGGAGGTAGGCGATGCGATCAAACGCCTTCATGGCGCTGGTCTCGGGGTCGAGCTCGAACTCGATCGCCTGCCACAAACTCTCGACCGCGGCCTCGATCTGGATCTGCATGGTCGTTTCCTTGATTTCGGTCGAAGAAAAACCCCGCCGCCACCGCGAACGGCAGCGACGGGGTCTGCGCTTCGAGCTCGGCGCGGACTTCTGTGTCTCGGGGGTTTTCCGGAAAACCAAGCCGCCGCGACACCGAACCGGGGCCGCGGTCGTCAGGTGCATGCTGCTGTGCGTGTCGTGGTCGGGCGTCAAATTTGGCCCACGCGGCGGCGCGGTGCTCTTGCGAGATTTTGAGAAAGTCGGGGATGCCGTCACCGGTCATTCGCGCGCCCCGTCATTCTCCAGCGGCCTGGAAATCGAGGCGGCGGACGTGAGCTCGCTCTTGCGGGCGATGATTAATTTGCCGCGACGGATGACGGGCCACCACCCCTTGGCGATTTGGTAGTGCGCCTTATGCGCGGGGAGCCGAAGGAACGCGGCGATTTCTTTGACGCCGTGTAAGACGTCGAGCTCGGCGTCTTCAATTTGATTGGGCATGGTCGACCCTCATTACGAGTGGGCGACCTTCCACATAATCGAATTGAATCGGGCGGGCACCAACAAAGTACTGCAGCGAAATTTGAATTCGCTGCAGGTAACGACACTGCAACGAAATTCCGTTTCGTTGCAGTAACGCGGCAACTGCAACGAATTAAAATTTCGTTGCAGTCAACGTGCGCGTCTGTCGTGAGGTGAGTGTTACGCCGTCACAGGCGTTACGTCTTCGTCGGGAACGATGTGGGGGTTGTGTTCGCAAGCCGTGTAGACGGTCCGCTCCTCGACGTCGAACTCCTCGACGGCGCCGAGCACGGCGCTCTTCATCTGCCTTCCGTTCCGCCTGAACTCTGCCACGTATTCGGCGATCCACCGATACTGTAGCTCGGCACGCAGCGCCTTGAACGTGGCAGGGCCCTTCGGCCGAGGAAAACTGTGAAGCTCCGGCGTCTTCGTGGGCAGGCGAAAAAGCAGGACGATAGAATCGTCGCCCTGATCCATCAGCGCGGCGTTGCCGGATCCAGTTATCGTTACCTTTCATGTCACGTCCATGTTGTATCGACCAGCCGGGCTGATTCTAACACATTGAAATTGAATAGGATATATTACGACACGCGTGACATGAAATCGGCGTGCACGGAACCGCCCAAAATGCAAGTAATGCCGATGGAATAAGGGTTTCTCATGGCTGGGGGACTAGGATTCGAACCTAGATTAACGGAGTCAGAGTCCGCTGTTCTACCATTGAACTATCCCCCAATTGGGAAACGCTAATCTGTGAGTGTAGCCTCCGGGGCGCGTCCACGCCTCGTTCCTTTCTCTTGGTCAGCGCGGGGCTTGAACGTCGACGCGACGCCAGCACATCTAGGACATCTGGGTCGGCTTTCCAAGCGCGAAAGGCCCGGCCCCTAGCGTGGGCGCCACCCGGTGTCTTGCGATCGTCGCATTGTCTCGCCGCGTCGCTCGATTGTAGCGGCAGACGCCGCTCACGCCGTGCGCCGGCCCGACATGCCGAATGCCACGGTGGCGATGGCCACCAGCGCACAGGCGGCGACGTAGAGGAACACCCCGCGCGGAAACCCATGGTCGAGAAACTGCGCGAAGATCAAGGGCGCCACCATGCCGCCGATATGAAAGCCGGTGGTGACGAAGCCGAACACCTTGCCGAACGAGCC